AGCTTATAGCAACGGGAAATTAGTATACTATGTTACAACAAAAATGATAGCTGACATGGATCCAGCAATACGTAATAAACTTAAAAAAGGTGAGCGTGTTTTTTTAAATCCAGATTACATGGGAAGAGCAAGGTCATTTACAGGTGTAATAAATACTGATAGTGGAAATAGCGAAAATGATGCAATAACATTTCTCCTTAGCCATAATCCTAATTCGCGATATGCGATAACAGTAGTAAACGGAAGTGAATATGCAGAATATATAGAACAGGTACTTGATGGAGATGTTATTACGGGAACTTATCATTATGCGGGAAATCTAAGAGCAATTGATCTAATAAAATAAATATTACTATGAGCGAATTCCATAGATTGGAAATATTGAAATCACTTAAGGAATCATTTAAAGATGTTATTCCAGTCGTGTATTATACTGATAGAAAATCCAGTACTACAACGCAGCAAGATACATTTTTGGTGATAAAAAATGGAGATATGGAAGATTTTGGAGCATACGGAGATTCATACATAAACCTAATGATATTTCAAAAAGATATTGATGGTCTTGAAAATACGTCGCAAATAGATTTTTTTCAAAAAGCAATTGTTTCAAAATTACCAATAAATAATGATCTATTTTATACTGGATATCCACATCTATTGGGATGCAAATCAGATGGAAGTGGGTTTCATTATCTAACAATATATTTTAATATTATTATTAAATAGTTCAAACAAATAAAAATAAATTATTATGGCAGAAGTAACTATTACAAAGGGAATAAATGATTTGAAGAAAATCTTTTCGCAGATGAATAAGATTTATTTCATGAAAACACCAAATCAAGCTCTAACCGCGATAACAACATTTGATCTTGAACTTCCAGTTCTGGAAAGTGGTGTAGCATTCAAATCGGCTGAAGCTCAAACTACAAAGACTAAATTGACATCAGGATCTTTATGGGATGTAACGGCAAAATCTGGAGATGATGATATATCATATCAGACGGCGTCTCTTGATCCGTTGGTTCTTTCTACGTTCTTAGATGCTACAGTATCTGGTGTAGATATGACATCAACCGTAAACGGTATAACATATACTGGGTATGGAATATCTACAGATCCTAAGAAAGTTCTAGGGTCTCTATTCATGACAAGCCAGGATCTTTCTTGTGCTATTTATCTTCCTAATACGCAGATTTTTTCAAATCTTGTAAATGAAGAAAACAAACCTGCATATATAAATTCAAAGGTTTCAGCTTTGAATGATCTTACAGGAAAAAATATTTATGTTCTACACAAAAAGGTATAACATAAATTAGTTCACAGATTATAAAGTTAGGGGGCGGTAGGCTTAAAGACAGCCCACTGTCTCCTTTTTTATAAACAATAAATATAAATATAATGCAACAGCCAAGTTTTGAAGATCAAAGAGAACTTCATTCAATAGAAGATAATGAGTCTGATTCTGTAATAATTAGGAATCATAAATATTCCATAAGATGGATTCGTGGATTTACCAGACATAAGATTAGCCAAGTATATTTAAAAACTGGTAATGATTATGAGCAATCATGCATGGCAGCAGCACTCATGATATTAAATGGTTATTGGAAAATAAAATTTTTCTATTGGATAGTATGGAGATGGTTCTATTACATTCTTCAATATGGTGAGGAAGAGCTTACTGATTTATTGGCTCTTGGTAAAAAAAAAGTTCCGCTGGACGATTACTTCGCAAATACGATATTACTAGCAGGACTGACGGATACGAACAAGATGATGACGAAAAAGGAAATTGCTACTATCCTTCGAGAACAGAATACGGATCAGCATTTGAAATCACAAAAGAACACAGCTGGATGATGCAGCCAAGATATTTCTTTTTGGGACTTTACAGGGTTCCAAATTGGGAATATATGTGCGGAATGACAATAGCACAAATTGAGCTTATGAGCATAGATAAACCATTATCGTTATGCAAATCATCTGAATCAAAAAAATCTCCGAGTAAGGGAGAAATTATAAAAGCGCAAAAAGAATGGGAAGATAAATACGGGAATAAATCAGATAAAAAAGTAGATGCGCAATCCATATTATCAAACTTTATATAAAATAAAAAAATGGGAGCTTTAGATACATTATTTTTCGATTTGAAAATAAACGACTTGACGGATGCGCAAATTGAATCCATTAAATCGAAGCTTGAAAACATAGGCGTAAAAGTTAAAATAATAGTTGATCAAGAACAACTAAACAATATATCAAAGCAAGGAGGTGCTAAAATTAGAATTGATGCTGATACCCAGCCAGCAGAGATAGCCATAAAAAAGATTACCGAACTTATAAACAAAGGAGATTTGTCAAGAAAGGAAGTAATGGAGATGAATGCTTTGACTAGGGCATTAAAAGTTGCTTCCGATGAAAAAATAAAAAGCGCAAGAGCTGATGAAATAGCACAATCATCATCTGATAAACATGCAATTGCGCTTGAAAGATTATCTGCTGCTTCTTCGAGAGCTGAAAAGGCACAACTTTCATTGGCAAATGCTCATAAAAATGCAGAGCAAGGAGTTAATAGCCATATAAACGCGAACATGAGACTTGGACAGTCCATGACTGGTCTTATATCTATAAGTGGTGATTTGCGCAATCAACTTGGAATGCTTGTTTCAGCATATACAGTTGAGCATCTTTTTAAAAACGTTATTGAAACTGGAGGAGAATTTGAAAAGCAAAAATTAGCCATGGGTGCTATGCTTGGAGGTTTGGAGAAGGCTGATGATATTTTTAACAAAGATAAAAATTTAGCACTAACATCTCCATTCAATTTCAAGGATTTATCTAATTATTCTAAACAACTATCTGCTTACGGAACTGATTATAAAGATTTATATGATACAACAAATAGATTAGCTGATATATCTGCAGGTCTTGGTGGAGATATGTCTCGTCTTGTATTGGCTTTTTCACAAGTTAAGGCTGCATCTTTTCTTAGAGGGCAAGAAATGAGGCAATTTACAGAGTTTGGTGTTTCTTTACCTGAAATGTTGGCAGAAAAATATACTAAGGCAGAAGGGAAAATAGTAACAGCAGGAGATGTTATCGAACGTGTATCAAAAAGGATGGTATCATTCAATGATGTTAAAGACGTACTTTGGCAGTCGACCAATCAAGGAGGTAAATTCTATGGTATGCAAGATGTATTATCAAAAAGCGTCAGCGGTATGGCCAGTAACCTTAAAGACGCAATTGATACGGCATATTATGATATATCTAATTCAAACAATACAGTTATAAAAGAAGCAATAAAAGGTCTTACGGATCTTGTGTCTCATTGGAGAGAACTCTCCTCTGTTCTTATAGCTGGGGTAGGTGCATATTCGGTTGTAAGATTGGCAACGTCTATAAATAATAATATATTAGGGTTGCATAATGCTGAAACAATTAAATCAATAATGATTGAGAAGCAGGAAGAGGCTAGTATTCTTCAAAGAAAGGCTCTCTATGGACAACTTTCTATTTCAGAAAAAGAGAGATTAGCTAATGTGAAAACATTAACTTCGGCAGATATACAACAACTTGCAGCTTCTAAATCTATCAATTCTGATTCTTTAATGAGAATGGTTAATTCTCGTAAAATAACAGCATCGCAGGCTTTAGAAATTGCATCCACACTTGGATTAAGTGTAGGTCAGAAAGCATATCTATATAATTTGCAAAGAATAGAAATAGAGCTTGCAAAAGCGACTGGATTTTGGGATAGGTATACTTTAAGTTTGGAAAGAGCATCAATTATTACTGCTAACAAAATAGGAGTAATAGGATCTAGTATAAAATCATTTTTGGGGAATATATTTACAAAAGCAAATGTAGGAATGGCTGCTGCATTTTTTGGTGTTGATGCTTATATGGATTATCAACAACGCGTTTCTCAAATAGATGAAATTAATAAACAAACTATAAAGAACGCAGAGGACGGAGCCAATAATTTATCTTCTTTCTTAAAGAATAATCCAATAGATCTTACTATAAAAAAAGGCAATATAGATGAAATAGGAAAGCTTATAGAAAGCTATAAAGAACAAATAATAAGTACTCCAATTGATATGAGCGCATTTATATTAAATGTAGACAGTATCACTGATTCAACAAAAAAATTACAGGCTCTTCGATCTGAAATGGAATCAATGAGAGCAGCTGCTGACATTGTATCTAAAAATGGAAACGCATTTTCGCAGTCTCAAAAAAATACTGAAAGTTATATTCCAGACTGGGTTAGGACAATGGGACAAACTGCTGGAGGATTTCTTGAAAAAATAGGTATTATTTCTGAATCAATTAGGAACTGGGCAAATATTGGAGATGATGCAGGTAAAAGTCTTTCTGGTGTAATTTCTGATGTGACAGAAAGAACTTATGCGCTCGAAACTGAAATGTACAAATTAAATAGTAATGATATTGACGCAGGGATAAAGAGGATGAAATCAGAATACCCTGAACTTGCTAAACAAATTGAGCGGATGCGTGATGCTGGTGCTTCCAACAATGATGTCATTAAATCCATGCTTAATATAGAATATGATAAAAAAACTAATTTTTTACCACAAATTGATGCTACAACTGTAAATCAATACAGAAGTTCTTATAACTCATTGATAAATGATTTTACACAAATAGCAGAAGATGGAGTTTCTCGTGCTAATTCATATTTAGACAGAGTAGATGTTGAGGGACATACTGAAAAATGGAGACTTGCAATAATCAGGATGCGTGATGAAGAAGCAAAATCATTAAATCTTTCAGGTGATGCATTAGAAGCATGGAACTTTATTATCGAAAGCGTAATATCAAAAAATAGTTTAAAATTACAAGACCACCCAAAGGCTTGGCAATCAATGTTTGACTCCGTAAATTCAATATTATTGAAAGAAGGTAAAAATATAACAAATGCCAGCAAGGAACAAGCACAGAATGCAATTAATGCAGCTATAAATCAACTCTCGTTGACTAAACCATGGCTTTCAAATTGGATAACAATGATGAACGCCTATACAAAGCAACATCCAATTTATGTATATACAACTCTAAAAAATATTGGAAAAGATCCTAATTCCATTCTTTCTGGTAATGGAAGAAAACTTTCATATGTTCCAGCTTTGAAAAAATATTTTACCAATGAGGATTTTGCCTCAATGACGGATGATACAAAACAAAATGAAGCATTTCAAACAAAAGATAAGGAGCTTAGGCAGAAATATATTGATGCGTACAAAGCTAAAAATAGTGAGGGAGATAAATTTTATAACGACTGGTTAAAATTTAGGAAAGAAACATCTCCTTTTGAAGATTGGAATTGGGATGAGACACATAAAAAGAATGGAGATTTAAAGAAGGTTGGTAAAAAGCCAGATCAGTTCTTAAAAGATTTACAAACACAATATGACACAATCAAGAAAGCGATTGAAGTTTATAAACAAGGCATTTCTTCAGGTGAGAGTCAATTATCATCTATAAAAGATGTTGATAATCTTGGAATTTTGCCCAAAGGTACATTTAATAATATAACAAATGAATCTCAACTTAATAAATGGTATAAAGAAAGATTAAACCGGCTTATTGATTTTTTAAAAAGAGCGAAAGTAACGGATGAAAGGAAAAAAGAACTTTCAGAACTGCTTTCAAATATGCTTTCCTTTGATCGTGATATGATAAAGAAAAATTTAGATGACACAGGGAAGGAAATGGATAATATTCTATCTGAATCAATTAAGAAGTGGGATCTATATAAAAAAGTGAATGACGCAACTGGAAATTCTAAATTAGCCTCACAACTTGCGTTTGGTGGTGCATTGAAAAATCCAGATGTATTATCTGATATTAGGAGTCAGTTTAGTAAAAATCCGAAGGCAAATGGAATAAAATTCGATTCATTCTTAAATATGAGTGATAGCGATTTATCAAAATATGGATTGAATGATCTTAAAAGTATCAGGGATAAATACATAGAAGAAGACAGTAAGATCAAACAGGACACAGCAGATACAATGACTGATTTGATTGTTAAAAACAAGGACGCTTCACAACAAATATTAGCGATTAAAACGAAGTTGAATCAGGATCTTGATAAAATAGAAAAAGGAAGATCAGATTATGAAAAAGGAGGAGTTAATGTTGATAGTTTAAAGGCAGCAAGAATTAAAGAAGCTGGAGATGAAATATCAAAGGTGACATTTGAACAATTTAAAAAAGTAAATGAATGGGATGCAATATTTGGAGATCTTGATAAAGTGCCAAATAAGACTTTAACCAATTTGGTCTCAAAAATGAAAGATTTAAAATACTCTGGAGCTGCAACTACAGAAGAAATAAAATCATTAGAAGAGGCTTTAAAAAAAATCAATGATACAAATCTTGAACGCAATCCTTTTCAAGGGTTCATAACGTCATTAAAGGAAGCTGCAAAATGGGCTAATATATTGCAGCAGATGGGTAATGGAAATTCAGTTACATTACAAAACTTCTCTTGGGATCCAAAAAATCATAATATGAGAAGTACTCCGGTTACTTATACTAGATCACAGGCTGAAAGTGGATTATATTCTGCACAAGATGATGAGATAAAAGCCATTCAGGGTGTTATAAGTAATTTGCAATCTCTTAATAACATTATTGAGCAAGTATCAGGGATGTTCGAAAAGTTAGGAGTTGGTGGATTATCTAGCTTGACAGATGTTTTGAACGGAGGATTAACTGGAGCTACAGGATTGGCAAATAGTGCAAAAAGTATTGGTAGTTTATTTGGTGATCAAAATGGAGCATTATTTGGAATATCTTCGAAACAACTAGGAATTTATGGAGCAGCTGCCGGAGCTGCAATAGGAATTATTGGTGGTATAGCAGAAGCTCATGATAAAAAGTTAGATAAGGCCATTGAAAAAAGCAAGCTGAAAGCGCAGGAGCTTAATAATGTATATCAACAGATAGAAACCAGCTTAAAATACAGCTTGGGAAATGCTGCAAATAATTTCAGCTATTCAAATCCTGACATACAAAAATATAAGAATGCTCTTGATACAATTTCAAAATACAATAAAAGAGGTATAGGTGAATCTGATTTAGCTCAATACAATGAATATAACAAAGCATCTTCTTACATAAGTGGTCTTGGAACTGGTGCTATAGGATTTTCTGAACTTGGTAAATATCAGTCAGCATATCAAACTATAAACTCTTATAAAAAACAGAGCAATAAACTTTCAGCAGAAGATGCAGTTGAATTGCAGAAAGCATATGATATAACAAATAATACTTCTGATGCAATTAAAAACTATATACAATCTGGTAATGCATATAATTACCAAAGAGATTTAGAAAAAGAACAATTAGCAGAGCTGAAAAAGCAAAGAGAAGATGAAGCTAAAAAGAAAAATACCGACAAGTCAAAGATACTTGATTACGACAATCAAATATCTGAAATGGAAAGTAAAATATCTACCTTTTCAGAAGATTTGGCGAATAGTATATATGGGATAGATCTTAAGGGTTGGGCTTCTCAATTTGGTGATGCACTTTTCCAAGCATGGCAAAAAGGAGAAAGTGGTGCAGACGCATTTAGAAAAACTGCAAATAACATAATGGCAGGATTGGTAAACAAATTTGTAGAAGTAAATGTAATACAAAAAGCATTTAGCGGATTACAAACAACTCTTTTTGGTGCTGATGGTCAAAGCGGAATTATGGGTAAAGATAATAATCTTACTCCAGATGCAGTTGCAGTGATTGATCAATTCTTTTCAACAACAATGCCAAAAACGGTTGATGATGCAAATACTCTCTATGATAAAATGTCTGAATTATCTAAAAAATATGGAGTTGATATAAAAGACACCACTTCATCTGCATCTACAGCTAGTTCAATACAGGGTGTATCTGAACAGGAAGCAAATATAATTGCCTCCTATATGGATGCAATTCGACAAGATACTTATAATATCAGACTGCAAATAAAAAAAAATGCAGAAGAAAATACAAATGACGTAAATAATATACCGCAGCAGCAGCTAGTACAGTTAAAGGCAATAAGCCAGAATACATATAGGAATGCTGAATTACTAAACACTTTCTTGAATAAATTTAATGACGTTATTGTAGGTAACCAAAAAATACATATAGTATAATGGGAAATTTAAGTATTAAATTAAGACAAATGGCCCGTAAAAATGGCCTTTGTGATGAGTGGTTTGAGGCATGGGATGATAACACTGATAATACTACCCTATTAGAAAAATATAAGCGTGGAATAGATTTTTCTATAGAACATGATTGGATCAGTAATGAATTTATAAAATCTAACTGGGATAAAAGTACTCTACAAGAAAATGGTGTTTTTGTTGATGATAAAAACATCCTATTGAAGAATAAGAAAGGTATATTTATTATAAACGGAGAAAGTGATATAAAAATGTATTTCGATGGATATGATACAGCAGATATATATGTAAGGCATTTGTCAAAATTAGAAGTAATAGTTCAAGGGCATGCAAAAATCAGGATAAACATATATGATAATTCTGAAATCATTTCAAATTGTAATGAAGATGGAAGAATTTATATTTATAAGCATACAGATTTTGGTGACATTAAAGATGTTGGCACTTGCGGATCACTCATAAGATATTATAAAATATAGATTATATTTTCTTTGTCTTTTTTCTTTAGGGTGGAGTGAATTTATTCATTTCACTCTATTTTTATAAATATTTCCAAATTGAGTCGTATATTTAATGAATAATTATTACATTTGCGTTTGAATATTTATTCGTAATTTCTATTGTTTATATGGCCGAATTAACAGATTTAGATAGAAGCTCATTACTTATACAGAAAATGGTTACTGGATCACCTGTTGTAAATCTGTATAAGCAATGGGGGATCGTTTGCTCAAAGATGCCTTTGCCAAAATATGATGCGAAAGATTTGCCCAGTCATGACTTTTCAGGAGTAAACGGGGAAGATGCTTATATACCATCGTTCATACCTATAAAGCCTTATGATTTACAAATAGAGTTCATCTATAAAGGTGATCTTGATTTTTGCTACACAAACATATACAAAGGGTTTATAAAATATTTACAGGGGAACGCACCGATAAACGACGACTATGATTCTATCACAGAGGGAGGATTTAAAATATACGATAGGCAAAACATGATCGGCCGTCAGAAAGTATATATGAAAAATTTTGATCCGGAAGATTTGATCCATCTTACAGATGGAGACCATCTTTTATTTAAACTTACGTTCCATTTTACAGATCCTATTACAGACATTTTATTGACTGATCCAAACTCAAAAGTAACTTTATGAAATATAATATTTACAATGAAAATGGTAGCATAATAAAATGTGTAACAGAAAAGCTAGAATATAATGGAGCTTTTATGGGAGAAAGTTCTGTTACCACAAGCGTACATAGTAACATACATATCGATTTTGCTATTGGAGATTATATATTATATCGTGGAGAAAAATTTACTTTAAAAAATATACCAACCGAAAAAAAAATAGATAACAAGAATGCTAATGGTGAATCATTCCAATATGATAATATAAAATTTAGTAATTGTTCCGAAGAACTTTCAAATGCAGATTTTAATGACTTTGTTGGTGACAGTCAGAGTGATATTTCTTTTACAGGTCAACCAAATTTCTCGTTTGTAGCAGCTACTATCAATGATTTGGCTTCACGCATACAGGCTAACATGGATAGATATTATACTGGAGATAAGAAGTGGTCTATCATTGTTTCTAGCGATTTTGTTACAGATACAGATAAACTAAATATGCTTATCACTGTATCGAATATTAAATGTTGGGATGCACTAAGTTATGTAAAATCAAAATATGGAACAAATTTTATTGTAAGAGGAAGAACTGTAACAATTGGCTCAAATGGTTCTCTAAAAGATATTACTTTCAAAGTTGGGGAATATAAGGGATTGTACGATATGACTAGGAACATTCAATCAGAACAAGATATTGTTACTCGGTTGAAGTCTTACGGTAATATAACGAATATAAGCCCAAGATATTATTCCCTTAAAGGTGCTACCGTTAATGCTATAATAAAAGATTTTTATTGGGATGTGAGTTCTGGTGGAACAAGCAATATGAACTTTATTTTTGACTTAAACAGAAACACAGAACTTTATGATTCAATTTCATTCAGAATAACTGGTAAAAATTCTTCATATATACTTAATGCAATTTATGGAAGTTTTACAGAAAATTTAGCAATTGTAAGTGGGCAAACAGTTAGTGCAGTAACCTTACAGGGATATGTTGTAACAGGAACATCATACTCTTCCGAAGAGCTTATCGATATATACAATGGGATTACGACAAATTCTGTTTTAAATCAAAATACATCTGTCGTAATACTTTCGGGAGCTAATAAGGAGAATATAACGGATTTGTCAAAATTAAATTTCGATCCGAATTCTTCTATTCCAAACAATATGAATATCTGCAATCTCATGTTGCCTGGATTCCCAACTCAAACATTAGCAGAATGGGTTTCTGAAAACAAATCAAAATACTCATGGTTACAAGGATATGTAAATTCAGGATATACATTTTCGCAAGAAAGATATTATCCATACATAAACAGTAAAAATATTGATTCTTTAAAAGTAAGGCCTCATACGGAATATTTTACTTCAGAAGACGAAACTCATAAAGATATATATCCTTCACTTCAATATTTTTCTGACAATAGAAATAAAATTATAAAGGTAACTGGCATAGATGGTAATGCAATTACAGACAGCGGAATCTTCCAACCAGGATCTTCCGACCCAGAAATTTTTATTTACATAAACGATTTAGGGTTTGATTTCAAGGATGTATTAACATCAAATAACACCTTTAAATTACATCTCAATAATGGATATTGTGGAGGAAGAGATTTTACAATAAAAAATGAAATAAAAAATACGGATGGTACATGGAAGCTTCGAGCAACACGAATAAAAGATGAAAGTGTTGGAAAGTGGTTCCCCTATGTAGATGCTCCAATAAATACGGGAGATTTATTTGTTATAACAGATATTAGGATGCCTGATTCATATATTGATCAGGCAAGCGTTGAACTTCTAAAATGGAGCATGAAATGGCTTCTTTTGAATGAATACACTGTATTTTCTTATTCTTTATCTCCAGATAAAAATTTCATCAAACGATATGATGACGGAATAATTGATAAGACATCAACCTTCCATTATACTGTAAGAGAGGGAGATATACTTAAAATTGAAGATTCGGATATTGGTATAACCGGATCTATAACTATCGATAATATAAAAATAAATGAAGGTGAAGGCTTGTTGCCACAGTATGAAATTACATTACGTGATACGAAAACTGTTGGTACGGTACAAAAGATACAACAACAGATAGATGCAATTACTGGAGGAGGGCAATCTGGATATAATACATCACAAATTACTGATATTGCATATTCTTATCTTAAAGATAAATTTATTTCTAGATTAAATGCTGATGCAGCCCAATCTTTTATAAGATTTATTTCTGGTCTCGGTATCGGCTCTAGTTCAATGGGTATTGACGAGTCGGGAAATGCAACGCTCAATAATATAGTTTCTCAACTTATAAACTCCGCGTTGGGTATCAATATCGGAACAGACTTCTCTATTAATAAACTTGGAGAAGCTATATTGAAATCTGTGAAAGCTTCTGATAACATACAGGTAGGAGATTATCAAACAGGATTATTAGGAAAAGGAGCAAAAATTGATTCGAACGGTAATGGAGAAATGAGAAGCCTCACATTGTGGGAGTCTTTGACTGTTCCAAAGCTCGAATTTAACCGCGTTGAGGTTCTAGTTGGTATGGACTTTCAAACAAAAGGTGGTGGATTGATAGATTCTGTTACAATTGACAAGGATGTAAACGGTAATGAATTGAATTCAGGTACCTGTAAATTGCATCTTGAAGATGGGGAGTTTGGAGCTATTGCTGCCGGCGATTTGTGTATGGGAATCTTTCACAATTTTGGTGGTTCAAACTCTACTACAGACGTGGATAATCATACCGGATTAATTAGCAAAAAAGGGTTCAATACTTCTTATTTTGAGATCACTGAAATTACGAACACTTCAAATAACGGAGAGTTTAAATACATCCTTCGTAATGACGCGAATTGGCCAGCGTTGAGCCACCCACAAGCGCACATGAATTTTGCGCAAAGAGGTAACACAAATGACACTTCTCGTCAATCATTTAAATATCGTACAACAGAATACAGCATCGGGCTAACTAATGTAAACACATGGGAGTTTGGATCAGGCAACATCTATTATCTCGAGGGAA